TATAAACAATAAAGATATATCTGATATACTAGGAGTAACTATAAGAACAATAGAAAGACACAGAAAATGAAAAGTGTCGCATGTTTTGTAAAAGTAGCGACAACTTTTTTTTAGTAAGTGTTGTAAACCAGTACTTTACAAAATGGAAAATCAGCCCTATAGTAAACTACTTTTTTCTATTTTTTCAGATTCGAATATCCAGTTTTTATTGAAAAGATATTTTGTTGAATTCATAACATTGGGTATCTTACATCCAGAATAACCCATATTACGTTAATTCTAAGGCATTATAAAAAATTACTAGTATATTCATATTATTTTGGTATAAAAGTCGCTTAGATGTACGATTTTTATGGTGTTTACCCTATCTAGTACTACTATATTTAACCCTCAATAAGTTAAAAAATAATTGCATAAAAAAACCACTTGTAAAAGTGGCTTAATTTATTATAATATGTTAATATTTTTATATCAAATTTCTATAGTTAATTTACTAAGTTTTGGCTTAATTATTTCAACCAACTTAAAAGTATTGTAGCTATTCCTAAAACGAATTAAATCATTAGTTAAAACGAACTCTTTTATCTTTTGATTTTCTACATTAAAACAAATGAAAGTTTTCTTTGTCTTGCTAAGTTTTATTAATAGTGTTAAACTTATTTTATAATTGTTTGTCATGATGTTATATTTTTAATGAAAAATTAATCCTACTTTATTAGTTTTATTATACCACTTTGTACTATACAAATCTATTTTAGATGCATCAGTATAACCCTCGTTTATTAGTTCGCTAGAACTCTTAAAAATCTTTGTGTGCCTATCTTTATTTTTATCTATTAGGTTAACTTGTTTACCGCTATCGGAAAAGATAAAGTCAAAATTAATAGGGATGTTTTTTAAATCTTTTATAAACTTAATACTATTAGTATAACTATAAAATTTTACTGCTGGGTTTTCTATTGCAATAGTTAACCACTTGTTTAAATATTTGGGGCTGTAATAATCCCCGCTATCATGTACCCGAATAAAATCGGGTTTCTTTTTTATAATTTCCTTATTCATTAATTGTATGAAATTATCTTGCTTTGTTAGTGTATATTTTTTTTCCATAGAATTGCGTACACTCGGAAACCTTTTATAATTTCCTTTTTGAGCATAACAAAATTTTACACAACTATCTGCAAAGGGACAAGTAATTTTACCCAAAGCGGTTTTAAAAGCGGGTATACTAAAATTGAAAACTTTCTTTTTTAGTTCGGTTCCCGTTAGTTTTATTTTTGTGTTTTGTGTTAGTAAATTCATTGTATAAAGTTTTAATTGTTAATAGCATAAGAGGCACCTTTTGCACACTCTTTTAATAGTTGATTTGCTTTTTTTAATGCTTGTCTAATTGTTTGCATGTTGTTTGTTTTATGGGGGCTTTTAAGCCCCCGTTAATATTATATTTCTTTGTACTTGCAATTATAAACACTAGCATAATAGTTGTTAACTTTTCCACAAGCACTTGATTTGTGAGGGGGTTGGAAAAATTTAGCTATCTCTTTGTTGCCTCTAAAGGTTGTAATAGTATCCCCAATTTTAACCTCTTTACCTGTATTAGTATCTACTAATATTACTTCTTTGTTTCTGTAGTTTTTCATGGTATTAATTTTTATAAGTTATTGTATTTATTGTGAATTTCGTTAGCCTCTTTCATACCTTTAGAAAATGAATTAATTGACAAGGTATAAAGTACATCATTTAAATCAATGTATTGTTCTAGTGTTAGCCCTAAATTAAGTTTTTTTACTTGCTCGAAAGCTAAAGTTAAATTTGATTTTTCTGTTGTTTCTGTATTCATGTTTGAAGTTTTAATGATTAATAACATTTCAAATGTACAACCTTTTTTTGGATAAACAACAAAAAAAAGTAAAAAATGTGTAAAAAATTGCTTTTTTTTTGCGGTTGAGGTATTTTCTAAAATATAGCTTTGTAAGGTATAAAAGCACATGCACACGTGAATACAAAAAATATTTTAATCTACCAAATTTTTAGATATAAAAAATGCGATTTTGCTTGTATTCTACGAACTCAAAGAACCCTTTGTACTTATACATTTTTTAAAATTGGATGCCTTAAAACGCCTAAAAAGTACCTTAAAACGGATGCAAAAATATTTTAATGAATTTAACAAATTTTAACATAAAAGATTTTTTTATATCAAATAATTTTCCTATTTGTGAAAATTCTAATAATATTTTAACCCCTACAAAAAATATTTTAATCTACCAAATTATTTTCTTATTTATAATGACTCTAAATAATATCTGGAATGATTCTAAAGAGCCCCTCTTATTAAACAAAGCCCCTCTTGTTAAACAGATATAATTATCTACCTACATTAACAATAGCCCCTCATATTAAACAAAGCCCCTCTTGTTAAACAGAAATAAAAAAGCCACTCGTTAAAGTGGCTTAATTTATTTTAAAATTCTATCTCGGGTAATCCAATATCATTTATACTTATAGTTATATCCATAGGTATACCACAATCTACATGCTCACAGATAAAGTTGTCTATAGGATTATCATGTCCACAATTTTGGCAAATGTTTTTTTCTGTATTCATATCTTATTTATTTAATTGTTAATATTATCTTTCAATCCAAGATATAAATACAAATATGCTATCGAATAAGTTTTCATAGTCTGAGCAAATAACATCTATATCATACTCTTTTGTGTATGCATCATTGCCTAGTATAAATTGACTATCTAATGAATGGTCTTCAGCTAAATCATATATTATTTCTTCTAAGCATTGTAACCTATCCTCCTCTGAGTAGTCTTCATTACTATTATACTTGTCTATTAATTGAGTATAGTATTTTTTAGATATATCTGAGGAGTTATAAATATAATCCGAGTCAATATTTAAAAAGTCTACAAACATATTGCTATGTAAATTATCTATAATTAATGTTTTTGTTTTTAGTTTCATATCTTATAAAGTTATATTAATTATTCTTAGTTGTTATTTGTTCAAATAAAATTGGTAAGGCTGGGCATTATGATACTTGAATCAATTGCGGACTATAGAATCATTGTTATCTATACGGAATCCCCTATATTTATTTTATTAGTTGCCTTACCAAAAGTTTAGTTTTGGTATTGTTTTATAAATTGCATTACTGCTTTGTAAGTAGCGTCTATTTTTGTACCTACTATGTCAATATTTAGTAATTCATTTATTGAATAGTCTGTGTTGTGTTTTATTTTAACTCTACTTTCTGCAATAATAAATTCAAAACCGAAATTTTCTATCTGCTCCACTACAGGCATTAACCAATCCCAAGAAATATGATATTCTAATAAAATATAGTGTGTTAATTCTCTTTTACCCTCTTTTGTTAAGTGTTCGAAATAGCATCCGTCTGAGGTTTCCAATCCCATAAACTCAGCAATTAATTTGTTTTCTGTATCCATATCTTATAAAGTTATATTAATTATTCTTAATTGTTTTTTTAATGTATCAGTCAATAAAAATCTACTATCCAAACCAAACTTTCTACGATGTCTAGTTAAATCATTTGTAAGTATCATCTTATCAATCTTGTTGTCTACAATGGTGTACACTATAAATTCCTTTTTAGTAGTGTAAATCTGTACTGCTTTTAAAATATTTATGTTCATATTATATTGTTTAAAATGGTAGGTTAATATCTATTTTTCTATACTCTTCGCCATCATTAAATTCTGTGATAGTTTTGTAGTTTGTGTCAAAATCTTCATTGTGTGCCTCAATAACTTGTTTTATTTCTTCGTAATTAAATTCGTATGTCGCTAATGCGTCATCCGTTTCCCAATAAACAAACACTATTGGCTCACTTAATAATTCTTCTATCATCATGTTATTTAATTTAAAGTTTTAATAAAGATTATCATCAATACAAATGTGTTCCATAATGTCGCCATCATCATCTACTATATCATAACAACATCCATCACAAGATTTATACTCTGTGTCTTTAAATACAAAGTCAGATATAAATTCATCGTCTAAACCTAAGCCCCATTCAAAGCCCTTAGGAGGATTGCTTACAAAATCATTTGCTATCTTATAAACCTTGTCAAAATTTTCGTCTACATTACCCTTAAACATTTTCATCTGAAAAATCTTTGCAGTTACATAAGTTATATCTTTTGTTATTTCTTCAATGTTGTCTATTCTGTTAATCATATTTTTAACTTTTAATTGATTATGTATTTGTTCGTCCATACCTATTTTTTCTAATATGTACTGAATGGTTTCCCCGTCTAATTCGTTCATTAATAATATTATACTCTCTAATTTTTTGTTATCTGTACTCATAATTTTTAATTGTTTTTTATTGATATAATCCTATACGATATAATATGTAACATGTGTGTAATAGTCAGACCTATATCCACATTCGACAGTTCCTTCAGACGCCTTTTTAACTGACATATTTATTGTTGGAGGAGGAAAACTTGTTCTTTCCCCTTCTTTAAAATGATAAGTAAAAGAATTTATACCTCGTTCAGCGCACTCTTTTGCCTTACTTAAAATCTCGTTTACAACTTCTTTTTTTCTTTGTGATGCTTTTGATTTGTTTACTATTATTTTCATATTATTTAATTTATATTGTTTTTAAAACTCTAGGTACAAAGAATTCGTCTTCAGTCATTAAACCTCTAACATCATGTATTAAATCTGTATAATTGTCTTCGTTTTCAATTATTGATTTGTGTAAACTTGGGTTGTTAAAAACAAACAAGACAACATCTAAAATAGATTTTTGATTTGTAGTTCTGTTTTCTAGGGCTTTAGTAATTATTGTAATTGCTTCCATAGTTATAATGCTTTTATTTCTTCGTTAATATTAATGTTATCTACAAAATCAACACCTAAAATTTCTGCTTGTGCTATTTCTGTAAAGATTTGTTCTAAGGTATTAGACTCAATTCCTCCGTATCTATAAAGGTGTAAAATCTCTAACCTTTTAAAAACCTCTTTTGCATCTTGTTTTAATAAATCTTTCTTTTTTTGATTTACTAATTTGTTAAATTCATGTCTCTTCATGTAATGTGTATTTAATTAATAATTGTTTCTTAAGCAAATATAACTCTTTTTTTTAATTACACAACAAAAAATATAAAAAACTTTGCAATTTAACTTTTTTTATGATTTGATAGCTTTTGACACTATCCTAGATTTGTAGCATAACTTAACAGAGGAACACATGCGTACGTCTACAACAATATTTTCACATAACAAAATAAATTTACTATTAATTTTTGGTATAACCAGCAATTAATTGAAGCCCCTCATATTAAACATAGCCCATCATATTAAACAGAGAAAGGAGCAACAAAATCAATTGTTACCCCTTCATATTAAACGAACCCCTTTATATTAAACGCTCTATCTTATTGTGTAAATTCCTTTGTTCTTACTTGTAGCTAATCTCATCAAAGCATATCTTATCGCATCACAGAAGTGATTAAACTTATCGATTGGTCTTACACCTTTCTCGTGCCATACATAGTTATTAAACTCTCTTACAACACCTTTACTTCTAGGGTCTACTATTATTTCATAGTCCTGCATAAGTGCTATACCAGATAGTATACTACCACTCTTCTTTACAGCAGGTTGTATGTTTAATCCTTTCTTCTTTAGCTCTTTTATAAGTCTAGGTTCTGATGAGTCGCAAACTATCAAGTCTAAACCACACTCAGCCCTATTCATATTTGCTATATCAGACGTAGAAAGCCCTGTCTTGCCATAAATCTCCTTTACATAGACTCTATTGTTAAAATCATCTACAGAAATCTTTACAAGTGTTGTAGGGTCTTCAGAGAACCCAAAATCCTGTCCATAAATGGTCTTTTCTGTCTGTATGTAGTCTCCAACCTTCCAATTTCTTATAATTGTTCCTTCTGCCTTAGCTAACCATCCTCCTAGTATCTGGTGTTGGTATTTATCTGGTCTTCTAGCCTTCATCTCTAATACTCTGCTAAGAAATGAGTCTGATAGGTTGTCTTTGTTGTCTTTATACGTTGTATGGATGTAAGTTGTGTCTCCTTTAACTCCATTATAACCTGCGTCAACAATATTGCCTAAAAAGAACCTCTGATATATCCAATGCTCTTTTGTAGTTGGGTTTAGTATTAAAATAACCCTGTTTTGCTTGTTTTGAGACCTTATAGAGAAGTCTATCTTGTCAAATGTACCTTCATCATCAAGTTCTTCTGCTTCATCGACTACAAACGTTGTAATTCCGTTCAAAGACTTGAGTGCAGCTGTCTGATTACCACTAGATGTCCTTATACCCTTAAATATAATGGAAGAACCTGTCTGTAGGTTAGTTATCTCATCCTTAGTTATCCTAAAGTGAGAATTTACTCCCATCATATCAATTTTCTCTACAAATTCTGGTATAATAGATGTATTGGCTGATGCCATTGTATAACGAGTAAACAATATCTTGTGTCCACTTTCGTATGTAAGGTTTAGTAGGAATACGTTTATACCAAAAGACTTACCACTACCCCTACCTCCTGTAATAACATTGTATCTTGTCTTGCTTTGGAATAAAGGTATGTACTTGTCATGTAAGTTTATGCTATTCTTCATCTTCTGGTGTTACATCTATAATATCTTCTGGTGTAGGAGGTTGATGTCCATAGAAATTTATAACAGGTGTTGCTGACTTCTGTGTAGCATTACCAAACCCATCTTTAGGTTTCCCATAGACATACTCTAGTAATAGTTTTCTATCGTTATGGTTTTTCTTAGCCTCTTCTGCTAGACTCATCCAGAAGTCTTGTTCAGAACCAAACACCTTTTTAATGGCTTTGACTCCGAACTCCTTCATCCTTTCTCTCTTAGCTTTGTTTATAGCTGCTGTAGTAGGTTTAACAACATCTAACTGACCTTTCTTCCTTTTGTTATACTTCCTACCATCAGTAGGTTTAATCTCATTTGATTTAGCCATAAGTTTAATCTTAATACTATAACGATATGTTTATGTTTTGTTTACCAGCACATTCCATCCATTGATGTACTGCTCTGTATTACCTCACATCTATCTTTTGATTTCCAAGCCCAAGACTTCATTCTTAACGTCATCATCTCGTGCATCTCATCTATCCTATCGTCTGGAATAACATCTGCTAACTCGTGTATCTTATTTCTATCCGATGCATCAAGCTTTCTATCTATTCTTTCATTTATTCTCCTAACCCTTTCGGAGTTTTTGTTCTCTATTCTTTCTCTTTCTCTTTTCTTATCATCAAAGAATAAGTCATAAACATTTCTAAACTTAACAAAGCTTTCGTAGTAAATGTCTATCTTTCTTAATGCGTGAAATATAGATGACCTGTTTCTTTCTACTCCTATATCTCCAAACCATTCGGAAATCATTCTGTCATTCATTCCATTTATATCACACATTATCTTATAGAACAAAGCTCTAAAGTATGCTTGTTCTTGATATCTTGATGTGCTTGTTAAATCTAATCCTGTTATTTGTACAAATTTATCAGCTAATTGTTTAGCTGCTTCTACGTTGTATGTTCTAAGTTTTGCCATTGTTATCTCTGTTTTGTATTTTTTCGTATTCTTTCCATATTTTAATATAAGCCTCTGTAAGCGACAATACCTCTGGATATGTATGCTTCCTATGCCCTAGTTCTATTGATACTCTCCAGCTACCTTCAAATGCCTCTGGGTATATTACATATCCTTTTTTAAAGCAATGACTCTGAGCCTCGTTGTTTGTCTTGTAGTAGTTAAATGAAGTCTTCTTCTTCTTCGCCATAGTTATATCCCATTTCCTCCATACTACCTTTAAAGTTTAACGCTCTAAGTAATCCGTCACACTCTTCATAACATTCATCTTCTTCTGCTTTCTTAATCCAAAGAACCAAGTCTTCTCTAGTGTAACCTATAAATAGTAAGTCAAGTCCTAGCTCGTAAAAGTGGTCGGACACTTCTTTTTTAAATGGCATACTACAATTCTCCGTAAAATGTATATTGTTCTAAATCGTAGTCACTCATAATATAATTCTTATAAGCATCTGTAGCCACCTGTAGCTTCTGTAGTCCACTATCTACAAATCCTGCTGTAATAGTATAGACTCCAACATCTAACGTTCTCTTGTCTACTACTAAGAATATAAAGTCATCTGCATCAAACAAGTCTAGATACAAAGCTGCCTGTAAGTCATAACTATATTTCTTAGCTGAGTACTCAAAGTCTTGTATGTTGGCTGTAGTTTTTAAGTCTATGATAGTTGTGCCTTTCTTTGCATCTGCCTTACCTCTAAATGGTAATCCCATAAACTCTCCTATTGCAGGTATCTCAAACTCACATCCACTTAGTAAAGCAGCAGCTTCTTCATTAGCCAATACAGCTTTAGCTATCTTCTGTGCCTTGTTAAGTTCTAGGTTAGTGTAAACCAAATCTTTACCTAGCTCTTCTGCTGTTAACTTAAAACTCTTACTAGCTTTAGTTCCATCTACAAATGTAAACTCATCAAGCCTATGTGGCTCTAGTACACATAAGTGTGTTAGTCTACCATCTCTAAGTGCTTGACTATCTGGCGAACCTTCAGTAAGTGATGTTGCGTATGCTTTAGGGGACTCTATTAATTTCTTACAAGAAGAAGATGATAATGCGTGTTGACCTAAGTAGCCATAGTAAAAAACATCATCATACATCTTAGGTATAATATCAGATACTTTGAACTCATCTCCGTTTAGCAGTTTTATATTTTTCATAATGTTGTATTTTAAATGAACTGCAATATAGTAATATTATTTGTTAAATCAAATAAACTTTATCTTTTTTACAATTAGATGTTCTAGTGAGTTTAGTGGAGGTGTCCATCCTTTAGCATTATTATCTCCTCCAAAGCTATTGCCTTTAACCTTAACATCATTGTTTCTTAGATGGTTAAGTAGGTCCAGTCTTTTAAATACATAAGCAGTCTCTACACCTTCTAGACTTTTTAGTATGTAAACGTAGTATGTTGCCTTAGATGCAATGATACCACTATCTTCTCCTTTCCTTGTATTCTGAAACTCTATGTATAAGTTTACAGGTCTTGAGTATCTATCAGCATAGTAGTAACCTTTAGAGTCATACTTAACTTCGTAAGTAACCTCGCTACCTTTGTAGTTAGCTTTTATATCCCAATCATAAAACTTTTTGTTTGGTGCTTTCTCTATGTCTGTATGTGTCTTAGACAATTCGTTAAGCCATAAGCTCTCTCCTATATTACCTCTTAAAAAACTCATATCTATTTGTATGTAGAGTAAACTGATTTCAATGGATTAAGAACCTTGCCTTTAAATGCACAAGAGGTACATCCTGTTATCCTTATACTGAATATTCTTTGTGCTATAGGTAGTAACTCTTTCTGTGCGTGTTTATTGTATATCGTTTGGTTAGAATCAAAGTACTTAGCTAAAGTGTTAAACTCATCTTCAGTTAAACATTTTACATTCCTGTACTTAAATACTTTATTCAGCTTGTCTTGTCTCTCATCACAACCACAGTCTTCTCCAGCAATAAACTTAACAACCTTCTTGATACCTGTAGCTTTTGTTATCTTGGCTACAGTATCTCCAAGTCCCTTAGACTTATTCTCATTGTCTTTGTCAAACTTAGCTTTCCATTCCTTGTAAGCTTTAGTTCTTTTGTCTCCTTTAAATTCTTCCATGTTTATAATAATTTGTCGTAGTCTCCGTTAAAGTAATCTTGAGCATCTTCATCAAACTTTTCTCTTAGTCTTCTCTTGCAGTTCTTAGATGTATTGTATAGTGACGTTAGGCTTATACCTTTGTACTGATTACCATCCTCATCTATAAATTTGCTTTCTTTCTCTAAACCTCTTAGAGATATATCTGTCTTGTAGTAAATGTCCGTAAACATTATATCGTACCTATGCCATTGCTTTATCTCTTTGTCGATACTATCCATTAAGTTCTGGAAGGCATAATTTTCTTTAATGTCAAAAGCATCTAAAACTTGGTAAGAGTAAACAACCTCATCATACTCAACGAGAGGCTGCTTACCTTTTACCCTCTTATAATCAATACAAACACTAAACAAAGTACTGTAGAAGTAACCGAATCGTATTCCGTTATCTTCGTTTAAAATCTTATTAACGTCTTTTAAAGACCTGTGTATTTTTAAATATGCTTCTTGCACTAAATCTTCAGCAAACATATTAGAGCCTACAAATTTAACAGCCAGTCCAACCCACTTTTTGTGGCTCTTGTAAAGCTCTGCTAATAACTCGTTCTTAGTCATACATAAATATATGACAAAATAAAAATATAATAATTAAAAGTTATTAACAATTGTAACTTCTATCCTGCCATTGTTTTTATCATAAACTGTTGGCAGTATAGTCTCTGTTTTAACAAAGTCATCATTGTCATCTTCCCAGCAACCATAGTGTGTTATAGCATCTAATAGAAATTTAGATACAACAGATATTGCATTCATTTTATCTCTTTTCCTTTTCTGTGGGTTAAATATCTGATAAGTTATATTAACAGGTGTGTCTATCGTAATGCCTTCTAACTGGTCTCTCATAACCTCAAAGAATACTTTTTTAGCATTGTTTTTCATAATGTAATGTAGGTTCATAAACCTATTCATATTAAGCCAAACATTTACATTCTTCTTTGTCTTTCTAGGCAACTCTACATACAAAGGAACTATGAGTTTTAACTCTGACATTATATTATATCGTCTAAATATGATGTATCTACTACCTCTGGCAAACCTGCCTCATTAACCTT